GGGCCTCCCCGATGAACGCGATCCTGGCATCCATCGGACCTTCCGCAGGGACAGGACCCTGGCAGTCATCCCGGAGAGCACACTCAGTACACGCCCGGTTAGCGTCAAACAGTACGTTTGTTACGTTTATTCCTGATCCCAGCATCACCTAAAATCTCCTGGTGGGAAACTATAACGTGGTCTTCTAGTTCCTTGAAATCACCGAAGATGACCTCCCCGCAGAATATACAACACCTCGCCCTCACTTCTTCTGAGGAATCATCTATCAAGACCATCTTCAAAGCCTGAATATATCTAGGATATTCTTCATTCATCGCGTGGGGAACATGCTCTCGTTGCCGGGAGGCTTGCTTCCCCATTGTCTGGAGAGCCTGGATATCAACCCTTCAGAGACCGGGATATCCTTTGAGGCATGGAAGAACTCCTCGAATTCTTTCTCCAGTCCAGCCAACTTCTCCTTTAACTCTGTGTTCTCCACGTCCAGCCGGATCAGTTCACCAGCATAAACGTGGGGGTCGATGGAGATAGTTGGAGTGCTGGTAGTCGGAGTGTCCATCACCCTCATTGTCGTCTCCGCTTTCTTTGGGGATTTTCTTATCTTCTTTGTCAGGATCTTGCGCCCGGTGTGTAACCGGAAACTCTCCTCATGTGGACACTCATGGGACCGGGCGGTTGTCCATTCCTGGAACATGAACCCACACGCTATACACCTGGCTACACCCGCCTCTTTGGACCCCAGGCTGGTCAATAGACCAAACTTGGAGTGATTATGCCTGGAGTATGCAGGGAATCCTTGCACCCTCTGGCGTTCCAGGACCATATCCCAGATAGCCAACCTCTCCCTTGAGACCCCAGTGACTTCCCCTATTTCCACCATAGTTATCTCTCCCTCTCTTGCTGGTATTTTGCCGGAACCTATGCAGGTCTTTCCTCTTTTGGTTACCCGGTGCAGGAATAGTTTCCCGCTGCTAGGTCGTACTCCCTTCTCCTTGTTACATACCGGACATATCCCTTTAGCCATCACTTCTCTCCAGACTCTCTATGATCCTCTTGCTCTTTCCTGGGCCTACCTTATCCAGCTTCTCCCATCTGGACTCATCGGCGTTCACCATCTCCCGGACCGACCCGAACTCCATCTCAGCCCTGCCGCTCAACTCCCAGCCTACCCCAGGTAATTCCTTGGCTACCCTTCTTACCAGGGAGGGCTTGCCGTTAAGTGGCACCACCGGGACGGGTGCAGAATAGAATCCTTCCAATGCCGTGTGGGATTCCGGGGGCTTCTGGAACATATGGTAGAGGTTTATCACCCTATGAGCCGTCTCTTTCGGGTGACCCGATCTGAACACACTGACCCCGCTGTAGTAATCTAACTGTAGGAGGTAGGAATCCATCCGGTGGTATTCCATATTGGTGCTCTTCCACACGGTCCCTCTCCGGTACTCCACCATCCCGTCTTTACTCTCCCGGTATATATCCTCCACCACCAGGAAGATAAACCTGAACCCTCTTTCTCTAGCCTCCCGTACCTGGTTCAGATGCCGTTTATCATTTATGCACTGGATCAGATCGGGCATCTTCTTCCGCTCACCCAGGATACTGACAGGCTCTCCACCCACCCACAACCCATCGAATATAAAATCCCCTGCTGGTATCGGGGCAGCTATGGCTATCCCACCGAAATATCTGAGCAGGTCCTGGTCATTGGCTGCTGTTGTTAGTAGTATCAAGCAGCCTCGCAGTCAGGGCTTCCAGACTCTCTCTGCCCCCATGCACCAGCCCTATGAGGTGTTGGAAATCCAGCGTACCATTCTCCAGCCACGTCCCGATGACGGATGCGTTCTGTCGGCACTCGTTCACATAGCCGGTATATCTATCCTGGGGTTGCTCCTCGGTCTGGGTGTATCTCTGTAGCCTCAAGACACACTGCATATCCCATTTGTGGTCCTCCCAGCCTTTGACTTCCAGATCCTTGGACTCCCAGGCTCTCCCCATCTTGTGGACGAAGCACCCATTCAACCCGGCACCCTCCACCAGCCTGGTGATCTCTTTCATGTCCTGATAGACCACCCCGTATTCCCTGGGTAGAACCTGGGCCAGTCTCCCGCCGAAGTGGGCCATGCGCGCCAACTCATAGGTCTCCGTGAAGGTATCGAACACCACCGTCCCACCAGTCCCGAACAACTCCGTGCAGGTCACCTCCACCGCAGTCAGGAACTCATCCCAGACCTCCTGCTGGTTACCCCGGTGGAAATATACCTTGTATGTATATATCTCCTTCCCGGTGGCGGCTATCGGTTCGATTATCCCCTCGTCCCCGGTCTCAAACTTGAAATAGAATATAGGGTCCGGAGCACTCAGAACAAACGTGGTCTTCCCGTGTCCCTTCTCTCCGTTGATCCCACACAAGAGCCGACTGGGGACTTCAGTTTTCGCCGGGGTCCATATCTCTTTCAATGAATCACTTAGAGGCATCTACATACTCCTTCATATTTACCAGCATCTTCCAGTTCTCTTCCAGTTCCAGCCTGGAGAACCTCATCTTATACAGCACATACTCCGCGTTTGGTGGCCTGGTGCTGATGTTCAAGATAGGCATCCATAACTCCTCCACTCCCAGCATCCAGCAATAACTTTTTCCCTGATACATATATCTCTTGTTGTCCCTGGGATTGGAGGCGGGGGAGAATCGGCACTTCACTTCAACCACACACTTGGGGATCACCATCCCATGTTCTAGGTCACAGACACTGCCATCCAGTGACCCGATGATCCCGTCCAACTCCAGCACCTGTGGACCCGATGGCACCAACCCTACATCTAACGCAGCTTTCGCCACATCCACCCTGACCACCGACTCCCATATCCTCCCCATCGCCATGATGTTGTGTACGTTCTGGGGGAGGGAGGCGAAATCCCCCCTCTTATCCCCAAGGACCCTGGCAATAAGGTCCGTGACGTGGGCTTTATCCGTGGCCCTCTCTCCCGGAGGATCAAGGACCTCGGACAATCCCATCAGAGAGCGATCCTCTCTTATATCAGGCAAGGACGAATTCCTCACCGTTGAGGGTGACCCCGTTGCCAGCCAGGAACGCCGTGAACTCCGCAGAGACTACCGCCTCCATAGCCACGACCTTGCTGCCTGGGTATTGCTGGTAGACATCGGACATCAGTTGCTTCCGGTCATTACCAGTCTCAGCATTAGCCAGCATGGCCTGTACGATACCCAGCATGGCGGCGAAATCCGCTGGCTCTGCCGTTGGAGGGGGAGGTGATGCTGCCGCTGCCGCTGGAGGAGCCGCTGCCGGGGGTGCCTCCGTAGGAGTAGCTGGCGGTGGACTAGCAGCCCCATCCATGTGGAACTTGACCGGCACCGGGATACCCCGGTTCTCCTGGGTAGTGCCGTCTCTGGCAGTCCGGGTCTTGGCACGGCCCGGAGGCAGGAAGGCGTTCCAGTCTGCCCACACTCCACTGAAAGCCGCATTGATCTCCGCTGCTTTGCCGTCTCCGTCCATCAGTCTATTCCGGGGCAAGCCAGCGTCTTTGATAGACTTATCCATCAGGCAAGCGAAGTTACAACTCTCAGTCAACGGAGCACCAGTCAGGCGTTGGCCCTCATCTATAGGCCAGGTCCGTTTCTTGTCTCCGACGCCGTAGAACTGCTCATATTTCTGTCCGTCTTCGGACTGGAGTGTAAACTTGGCGGCGGTCTGTTGGTCCTGGGTGCCGCCGTAATCGAAATCATCCACGAACACTACGGACTGGATGAAATATCTCCCCGGCAACGGGATCATAGCCGATGCCGAAAAATCCTCTGGTAGGTACGAAACAACCTGGGTTACCATTAGTTGTCCTCCTGATTAAATTGATCTCGCCGTGCATCTTGCGCTGCGTCCATGAACTTCTCCCAGCATCCCAAACAGATGGGTTCTTTGTTGCCAGGAACATCAACCGGGGTCATCTGGACTTCCTCTGAACTCCCACAAAACTTGCAATTCATATCTCACCTCCTTTCTGATATCTCGGGGACCATCTCAAGGCTCCCCATCACCCGCTGTTGGAACCAGTAGGGCGCGAACCCTTTATACTTGGGATAGAACCAGACCCAGTTATCGTCCACCACGAATATCTCGCATCTATCCTCCTGGCTCCGGGTGCCTCTCCCTGCCTCCTGTACCACACTCTCCATAGCTAGGAACGCACCCCAATCACGGTCTTCTTTGGTCCTGGCCCTCATCAATGCGCCTCGACTGTCAGGCCACGGGACCTTGCCGATAATGATATATTCACACTCGGTCCCAGGGAAATCCCAACCACTGGTTACTGATGGGCTGACCAATATAGCAGGTGCAGGGGATTTCTTAAACCTCTCCACCGTCGATACTAGGTCCTTACTCCCATGCACGAACATGATATCCGAGTGCTCCGATAACCTCTGTAATAACTGCGCTCTCTGGTAGCTGACCGTGAAGACTATCCCCTTACGGCCCATCCTACCCTCGATTATCTGGTCGATCTTCCTGGCCCACCACACCATGTTCTCTGGAGGGGTCTTGGAATCCACCCGGATGCTATGAAGGTGGTGGACAGGGGAATTCCCAGGATCAAACGGACTGGGAGCGTCTATCCAATGTGTCTCACGTTCTGGCACTCCCAGCTTCTCCATTCCTTTCCGGGTGAGAGTGGCTGACATGAGCAGGATCTTGTCGCCCTTGAACAGCCTGTGGTTATATGTTCTAGGCCACAATGGACACAGTGAGATATTACTGGGAGTCACCTCCCTGATCCACTCTTCTTTGGCCCCGGCTATCTCCGTCATCCTCACATGGAGGCTCTTGATCTGGTGGTATTTCCGGAACATGGCTGAAGACGGATTAGACATGGCCTCACCTTTCACCGTCTGCAACTCGGTCCACAACTCCGACGCTATCCTCTGGCTGGACAACTGCCACTCTTCCCAACTCCACTCCGGAGCGACTGTTGCCACCCCGAATCTATCTAAATCCTGATAGGTAAAACTAACAGTGAGGTGGCTCTCAAGTGCTCTTCCGGCAAGGTGTCCCTCGTCCATTATCACGAGCGGATATTCCTGGTTCTGGGATAACCCATCCCCGTAGTGGTTCTGCGCCAACCAGTAATGATAGTTGGTGACAACCATCCTCGCGCCTTTGGCTTCTTCCAACGCACCGTAATATTCGCACGATCCCTTCACCGGGCAGACCAATCCAGTATGACAACTCGCCCTATCCACAGTGAGCGGAGGACTGGCTATACAGGTGTAACTATTCTGCCCTTCTATCCGTTTCATACCTATGGACCTGCCATCCTCTAGTAACTGCCCCTGCAAACCCTTGGTGGCTGTCATATATACCACCTTGCCCCCGGACAACCACCCGCCTACCAGTGTGATGATAGACTTGCCGAATCCAGTAGGGACATTGGCGCAGAGGAACCGTTTATCCGACTGCAACCATTCCAGTATCTCTACGGCTATCTTCTCCTGGCCCGGAAACCATGAAGAGAATTTAGGGTTGTCTATTATCTGGCTTGGGGGTGGAAGCATCAGACTCCCTCTCCAACCACATCTTCTGGTAATAGACTGACTATCTCTTTCAAGTCTTTCTTCCCGTCCACTATCCCTATCAACGATCCGTACTGCCCTAACACTTGTTTCTCATATCTATTCCTCATAGACCCCTGGGGCATGGCATCTACAGCCCTCAAAACCTTACCCACCGCTCTCTGGGCATCGTCTTTATCCCCGGCGTTCAGGTGTTCAGCGACTATCTCCGCAAGCTGGTCCACCACCCGCTGGAATAGAACCAATTCATGCTCCCTGTTCAGGCTCTGGATCAATGCCTCAAGATACGGGATATTGTTCTCCGCTGGTGACTGGGATGCCAACCACTCAGCGTGTCTATATAAAGAATGGCGCATCAGGTCGGATATGGTCATGTAAGGCCAGCGTTTAGAATAGAATAATTCCTCGATCTCTCTTTTCAGTTCCGGGAGGCACCGGAAGGTTATCCTCTCCGATGCCCCACGGTGATTGTTGCTTGGTACTATGAATTGCTCTGGCATCTTCCCGTCACTTTAATATCTAGGATCTGCCTACCTATATGTTCGGTGTAGGCTGGAGGTATGGCTTCACTCAATTCCCGTAGATTCATATCCCAATCCACTCCCATCGCCGCCCGTTTATCCTCCAGCGTGATGGACCCACCCTGATACCCGCCGCTGATGGATATGACCCGCAACGGGTTGACCCGGTTCCAGGCCGGTGGATATAT